GGAGCCTGCAATATGCCATTTATAGAGTAACTATACAAGGACGACAAAGTCGTTGTTGAACCAGAACCAGCACATGAAACAACCAAATCAACCAAATAGTTACCAGCTGTATTCAACAAAAGCGATCCATTAACATTAACGGTTATTCCCAAAGGACCACCAGCTGGAGGTGTTGAAATGTCAGTTAACCACACAACAGCACCCGTCCCTCCCAAAATACCAGCAACCCCAGTTGCTGGAACGGCAGCAGAAGTCAATTGTAACAACGTGCACTGATTATTTTGAGGGGCCACTGATCCAGCCGGAGAAAGAATTGGTGTTTCAAAAACCACAGTATAATCAACATGGATTTCACCAACAGATGTCCCACTAGAAGCTATATTTTGGGTCGCATACACAAAATTTCCAGCATCATACGTTTTAATATCTGAGGAACCTGGCAAACCACCGGGTCGAACATACTTCTTTATACCTCCAGGGTGCAAACACTTAGGGTCAAGAACAAGGGTTATATTCTCAGAAGGCAAAGCATCAGAATGAGGAATTGTATCCTCCATTTCCTGCTTCGAGGCAGGAATTGGATCCGACGCATCATAGTCAGCCATCAGAATCACCTTACCCGTGGTTCCAGCAGTTGCGAATTCAGAAACTTCTCTTTTAAATCGAAAAGCTAAACGAACAAACCGATAATGTTCCCACTGAGCCGCTTGCTTCGATAACCAAGGGAAAGTAGCAGATTGACCAGGGTTAATAGGTAAGGAGAGCGCATTAAAAAGCGTTGGTACTCCCGCAGCACTAATAACCTCACCAATGTACTCAGATTGGGATATGGTACACGTCTTTTTAGACATGGCCACATTTCGTGTTCCTCCACGAGCAGTAAGACCACCACCTCTTTGGCGTGGACCTCCCCTCTTCCGCCCAGCACCATTGCGCTTGGCGGGCATCGGATTCTGACCTTTAACAGGTCGCCTCCGGCGAGGAGCTCTTCTAGGTTTAGAAAGAGCGGCTCTTTCACTGGCCTTTAAGGCCATAAATTGTTTTTTAGATAAACTCATCGTTTTAAACACGGGGTGTTTTAAGGAGCCCCTCCTACGATGAAAAACTCTTCTCCATTAATTTAGAAATCAAATTCGAGTTCCGGTGAAAAATCTAACACCAGATCCGATAGCGAATTCGACTCAGATCCATTATAGAAACCCACTATAGAGCAAATTTCTGGGACGCCAACAGAGGCGTACGAACGGATCTTTGGGTCATCCAAATTATGTAAAACAATATCACTGTTAACCAGGTTAGCATACGCGGTGTAGAAGACCTCAAAATGATCTGTCGGATAGGACATAACCATTAACGTAAATGCTTTCCCAAGATGCTGGGCGAGAGACAGACTTTTCTGCTCATAAACCATCGTTGTAGCAAGACGCTGAACGTCATAGCAAGGACACCAACGATCATCCTTTAGGCGAAAATTCGCACCAAGAAAAGATAGGGTATGCAAATCTGCATTTAACCCCCCAAAGAAAAACTTCAGTTTCAAACCATACTTGGCAAGGTGGGCACTTAAAAATGCCTCATCACACATTAACGAAAATTCTTCATCCAAAGAATACACATTATCATCTCCGTACAAATGTACTAGTTGATCATGAACAAGTGACATAGGAGGAGCTGAACCGGTCTTAAGCAAATATGCCTCATACAAGCCGGCAGCAAAAATTATAATATGGCCAAAGATATTATCACGAGTAGTGCATCCAGAACCGGACGCATTACCATAATCTTTCAAGATTACGTTTCCATTAGTTAATTTCAATAAAAACTCACAGGTATTCGTGACCATCCACAGGAACTCTTCTAGTTCATCATCAG